CATCAAGTCAATACTTGTATCCGCTTCCAACTTGTCTCTTTCAAGATCAAGTTTAGCTGAGTCTATGGCTATGTCTTTCTGAAGATTCATTTGAGTTTCCATAGCTTTTAAGTCAATTTCTTGTTGTTTTAATTTAACAAGTGGATCTTGCTGCTCACGGCTTATTCTTGCTTCTTCATCCTGTGCCAATTGCTTGGTCATTTGAGCTTCCATTTTAGCCTGTTCAGAAGCGGCTTGGTTTACTAATTGATCATTTTGTTGTGATAACTGCTGGAGTGCCTGTTGATTTCCCTGAGCCTGTTGCATCTGTTGTTTTATTTGTTCAAATTGTTGTTTGAATTTTTCTTGAACCTGCGATCCTGCCATTAACGCTATGTGCTCTGATACATGTGCCTGAAGCATTGCATATAACTGAGGATTAATCTGAACCATCCTTGTAAACATAAATTCGGCATGCGCCTCTATGTGTGCTATATGATCCTGCATTGGAAAGGCCTTTGGCCTTGATCCACTCATGGCCCCGGAATTCTCCGTTGCTGGGCTCATTGGTTCTGGTAAATCAGGATCCGGTTTTAATATTGAATCCACATTATCAACTCCCATAGCATCATACATTCGTCTATATGCTTCACGCAAATTGTGAAGTTGAGGTGCAGCTGTCGCTAGTTGCAGTTGCTGCTGCGCCAACGTGACACGTTGCGCCATTGAGAATATGTTCGGATCTGATACTGGAATAATATCAACACGATCATCAAAATCCTGCTGCTTTATCATTTGGTTTCCACCAACAACCATATAAGGATATTGTGGTGGAAGATAAACCTGGAATACTTTTGCCAGTAACTTGAATTCAATTTTTTGAGCGTAGTGCAATCTTTTATGGATTGCGCTCATAACTTTTGTACCGCGTTCAATTAAAGCTAGTGTGGTTCCAACCGGATTCTGTTCGTTTCCTTCACCCATTTTCATGTCAGCAATTGCCGCAAAAGATTTTCCTGCGTCAACAGCAAAACCTAGCAATGCAAACAATACCTGTGAAGGTTCCTTGTAAGGAAGAGGTAGCAGTGATTCCTTTATGGAAGTTCCTGTTACGTCAACATCCCTGAACTCACCTGGCTGCAATGGTTCGTCATGATCACGTATTCTCATGCCACGTGCCTTGAAACCTGCTGGAAGATTCGCGAGTGTGCCAGCATCAATTAACTGCCGCAAAACACTTGTTGCTGTTCGCGATAATCCTCCAAGCATGTGTATTAGACCAAAGCCGTAAAACCCTAGTCCGGGGAGGAACTTGTAATGTACAAAATATTCATTCTTGGCGTAAGTTGTATCTCCTTGTTTCCAGTTTCTTCTTATGGAAAGAATCTCTCTCGAATACTGATCAATTGAAACTATGTATGGTAACTTAACTCCGGAAGTGTCTTCAAATCCTGGAACGTCAGCATTGATGTGCATTTCTAGTATAACATGCTCTTCATCGCCGGATCCGTAACTTTTTTCCAATCCTTCTAGTGTATTTACCTTTTCTTGAACTTCGCTTGTGTCAACTTCACCTGTTGGTAATTCTATGTCACGGTAAAATTTATTTAATTGTTGTTTTCTAATATCGTTTCCGCTTGATTTTATAAGATGTGTTACGCGATCAGCACTAGCAATATCCGTTGCCATATAATTTATAACCAAGTCTTCACCAGCAACAAATTTTGCGACGGCACGCTTTACCAATCCATCATAATAAACCTTCTTGAATGCCGAACCGGCAAGAGGAAGATAAAAAAGTAACTGATCCATATCAGGATCATATTCAGTCATGATATCAGTAATCTGATAATTCATGAACTCTTGAACCCTCTTCGCCTGATCCTCCACTTCTGGCGTTGAAAGTCCTAAAACTCGGCATCTCACGGGGCCGCTTGGGGGGAGAAGTTCCTTATACGCTTGGGCTTGAAACTGTGTTACAGATTCAGCGAGTAAGGGGTGAACGACCCCGGATGCTCCTTCGAACGGTTGGGTGCGGTTTTCATATTTGAATCCCAGCATATCAAGGCCTTTGATATAGGTATCTTCCCAATCTTTCCTTGAATCCTTATCCGATTCGAATTCTCCTAGTAGATCCGCAGAGAATCTACTTAATTCTTCTTCTTGAATGAAATCTGCCAAATTGGCATCGTGTGGTATATTTGATGTGTCAACTGGGGCGTTTGGATCCATGTTTATGTTGGCACCACCGTCCTCCATTAATTCTATGTTTGGATCAGGATCTCCTTCTGGACCTACCCGTACCTCTTCCCCAACAGGTTCTATTTCTAGTGCACCAGTAAGTGCCTCTAGAGCTTTGTCTATATTGTTTTTATTTCCGTTAGCCATTTACGACCATTCCCCCTTTCTTGTAGATTGGTAATCCCTTTTGAACGTTAAACTTAACAGCCGCGTTATCGAGCCATATCATAGGAACTGACCACCCTCTACCTTGACTGTCTATTATAGACGTTTTTAAATATTTTGCACCACTTTTCTTTGCAACTCTCTTCATTGCGCCTTCAGCTATTGGTCCGTACGCAACTAGATTTCCTTTCCAGTCAAGACTTCCCATAGCTTCCCCTCTGTTTTTAATCGCTCCGCTTGAAATGGTTACTCCGTCATAACCGCCTTCCTGCGCCACTTTTGTTAAATATTTCATCACAAATTCGTTATAGTCCTCTGATTTGCTCAGTGGTCCCATTGCAACTCCACTGTGTTTTCCTTCAGATATTTTTGCCCTTTTATCTTCAATTATTTTTCTTATTTTAGCCCTTTCCTTGTTTAATCTGGCAATCCTTATCTGTGTCTGTTTAGTTTGAGGCAACGCGGCTAAATCTTCAATTTTTGATAAAACAAGTTGCATTTGCTGTTCATTTGCCAAATCTGTAGGCTCCCTAATCATGTCGCCACGGGGTGCATACTGTGACTCTCTTATGTCACTTGCCTTTGGTTTCTTTCCATCCAATTCAGCTTTTCTTACCCTTCTCGCGGCTGCGTTTACTTTTTGGTGAAGATCTGATTGTATTTCCTCTATGTGCAGTATTCTTCTTCCAAATTCATCGGTTCTGTCCGATACACGTGTGTGTACGAATCCACCCATCTGATCTTTGTCTCTTAAGCTTGAGAAGTGTTCCGCGCCAAGATCCTGATAGCGTTTAAAGGGTTCCGTTTCACGAAGCGATCCTGTAGGATGCTTATACCTGAAAAGGAATTCACGGTAATTCTCACCACCACTCAATACCTGCTCTCCTTTGTATTGAACATCTTTTGCGTACTTCCTGAATCCAGCTGTTCTTACCCCCGTAGACTGCGCTATGTCCTGAAGAACCTTTTTAAGCTCAAACGGGAACTTCTGCGGGAAACCTTCCTTTATTGCGTTGGCTACTCCAAAATTATCAAATGTTAATTTATCAATTTCATCAATAATTTTTAAAATAGCTTCATTGTTGTTGTTTGAAATGGCTTCCCTTAATGGATGCGCCTGGTTTCTTATTCCCATAAGAACATTCTTCACTGGTCCTTCACGATATGACTGCATGTCCATTTTGGACATTTGATTGTAAAACTTGTCACCCTCATTGCCTGTTCTTCCTAGGGACACAACTTCAATTTCAGGTGCTAGTTTTGAATCAAAATCCTTTACTAACTGTTCCTTGGATAACATTTTACTTGAATTACGTGATAAATGAGGAGACAATCCTGTATCATTCAATTCCATGTCCCTTATAGGGGGAAACCTTTTTTGGGCAGCCCTTAGGTTTAAAACCCTTTCATGAAATTCCTTACCTGAACCTTCACGTTCAGCCAATTTTAATCTTGCAAGATCATCGTTTGCTTTCTTAACTTTTAATTGATGCGCCTTGTGTGCTTTAAGTGCATCAACAACATCAGGGTGACTTCTGTTTCCCCTGTGACGTTTCATGGTATCTCCAAAATTTTGGGATAAAACTTTTCCCTCATTCCTTAATGCACCAAGAACACTCTCTGCTTTCTTTGTGTCAGCGAAAACCTGTTCCTCGTCGAAACCCCTAAGAAACCGTAACCACTGCTTTCCTGTCATGACCTCATAAGGAGCGTTAATTATCTTTTCCCGAGATCCCCAGAACATGGCAGCCGGTTTTTCCGGAGGAATGGGTTTTCCCACCATTCCAAGTTCCACTTCCGGTGCCGCCTCACTTACTCCTTCCGCTGTCTTGGGTGGTCGTTTTCCAAATATCTTAAACGTTGAGGCGTCCTGTGTTCTTAGTTTGGCAAGATCTTTTAAAGCAAGTTGTGCTCCCTCAAGTGTTTGAAAATCTCTTTCCAATATTCTAACACCATTCTCATCCGTTAATGTGTAAGGCCCTTTTGGAGGTGTATACAAGTCAGCTCTTACTCCACTAAGGTCAGGTCCTAATTTTCTTTCCGTAATTTGTGGCTTGTAAATTGATTTCTTACCTAA